AAAGATATAAACAATGATGGTTTAGAGGAAGATATCATTGTCTGGATGATAGAAGAGCCGAAGATAATACTTCGAGCCAGAATGCTATCAGAGATGTACCCCTCAGAGAAACCCCGCAGACCATTAGCCGAAGCGCAGTTTCTTCCAGTAGGAGAGGATAGGTTGTACGGAATTTCTCTTCTTGAGTTACTTGAGTCTTCCCATGATATTCTTATAACTCTTCTGAACCAGACTCTTGATAATGGAACTATTACAAACGCTCCATTTGGCTTTTATAGGCCAGGTACTGGTATGCGTCAGGACATAATTAAGATGTATCCTGGGGAGTTATATCCGTTAAATGACCCGACCAGAGATATACACTATCCGCAATTCCAGTCAAGAAACCAAACTTTTGGTATAAATATGATGGGTCTGATTAACCAGTACAAAGAAAATGCATCTATGATTAATGATCTTAATTACGGGAAAGTGCCTAAAGGTAAGGCTACCGCTCTCAGGACTGCCAGCGCAACGGCTACTATCCTTCAACAGGGAGAGGCTAGACCTGAGCGTATCTTACGTAGGTTCTTTATCGGAGTAACAGATATATATCGCATGATTCACAACATGAACCAGAGGTTCTTGCCCAGACGTAAGGTTTTCAGGGTTCATGGTTTCGTTAGCCCAAAAGCCAATCCATTTAGGGAAATCACCAATATTGATGCGATTAGAGCGAAATTCGATTTTGAGTTTGCAGCTAGTCTGATTAATACAAATCCGGGATCAAATGAGGAAAGTCTGACTTCCATTATGGAGATCATGTTCTCCCCTATTGCTATGCAATTAGGACTTGTTGATGGAGAAGGTGCTTATAAGTTAATCACTGATTTCGTCAAGAACAAGAAAGTTGACCCGAATAGATATATAAAACTACCACCGACTGATATCGACTTGCCCAAGATTACTGCGGAAGAAGCTATCTCCTATATTATGCATGGTCTCGAACCTGAAGGAAGACCGCTGGAGCAAGCAGATGTGCATCTCCAGAAACTTATAGACTTTATGAACTCTGACCAAATTGCACATATCAATGGTCACGAGGACATATTCAAAGTTTATACAGAGAAGGTATCTCAGTTGCTTCAGGAACAACAGAGACAGCAACAGTTGATGCAAGCCGCTCAACAGTTCCAGGGTGGTGGTGCTCAAGGCGGTGGAGGTCAACCCGGACAGGCTCCCCCGACTCCCGGAACAGATAATGCGCCACTAGAAAGTGGTGAGGTTGCCGACAAATCACTGTCTGGCGAAAATGTTGGTGGAGGAGCGAATGCCTGATTTAAGTGACTTCAATGATATATTTAAAGAGGTGGAGTTCAGGAAGCAAGAACAGGAAATATCTAAAAATAAAGAGATTCAGGCTAAGGTTATATACGCAAAGGAAATCATCTCTGATCCTAAGTATAATTTATTCTTAGGGGAAATACAGGATCGTATAGTCAAGGCAAAGGAAGACAGGGATGGCTTGGTTGATATTATGATCAATAATCACGAAATGACTACAGAACAAATTCTTGCTTTAAAGAATAAAATAACTTATGTTACGGCTTGGGTGGACTGTATGGAGAGTACCATATGCTTCATTGATGACATTTTAAACGAAGGGACTGAACTAGATAAGTTATTTGATGGTTCAAAATTAAACGCCGTATTAAACGGCGCGGTTTCGTAGGAACCTAATCCTACGCGGCTACTTAGGCCAAACTAAGGAGACATAGCATGGTGGATGAAGATGACGAGCAACTGGATGACCTTCTAAGCGATACAGATGAGGAGTCACACGAAACAGGAACAGAAGAATCGGAATACGATCCCACTTCCGGCGATGCAGTACGAGCCAGAAAAGCTGAACGGGAAAAAAAACGTGCGCTTGAGCTTCTTGATGAAAAGGAGAAAGAACTCGAATCTCTTCGCCATAGTCGTATTCCAAATGTTCCTAGTGTGAATGAACCATCTAGCGCAGAGAAGAAATATACAGAGACGGAAATTCACCAGATGTACTCAGACGACCAGATCGGGGCGACTGAGGCGGAACGACTTCTGAAGGATGTTGAAGAAAGAAAAGAAGTCGAAAGAGAAGAGAGGATTATTCAGCGGATTGCAAATCAGACAAAAGGGCAGGAAGCCCTTAATGGAATGAAGAACGAACTTGAAATGTATATGAAGCATATTCCTACGCTGAATGACAAGGCTTCTGATGATTTCGATGATGTTAAGAATGAATATACGAAACTTGTCAATATGGGTAGTCCGAATAATGCAGTAACTGAGTTACTTGCAGTTAAGTCTGTTTTTGGTTCCCTTGATCGTGTCAAGGGCATTTCAAGCCAAAACATTGATCAGTTTGATAGAGACAATAGGGACACCTCTATGGAAAGTTCTGGCGGGACAAGACCTTCAGACAAGGGTCGAAGTACTGGTAAGGACAGGGATATTCTCAGGCGAGTACCATCTGATTACCAAGAATATTGGGACTCTCGTGGTTATACTGATGAGTATAAGCTGAAACTTGCTAAGGCTATGACGCCCTCCAAACTTATCAAGAGGTAGTGGCTATGACTATCATAGAAGCCCCACATACTTGGATTAAGAAGGATCTTACTGGTCTGGACAAATTTAAGAGTATTGTTTATGGGGGCCGGGGCCATGGTGTTCCTAGTGGAACATTTCTATCAGACATGATTAGCCTTAAGAAGATAATTCTTCTTTGCTGGGAATGTAATCATAAGTTCTATCCGCACTATAAGGCAGAGAGATATAGGCTTGAACCAAAGAAAGCTAATGCTACCTGCGATTTGTGCCATAGACCTAGTGAAAGTATTTCAATGTATGTCCCTGATGAGTGTTGGACTACAGTTCATGCTGGACATCCGGATGATGACCCAGAGGTCAGAAGACTTCGGTATCAAGCAATTCCTGTCAGGAATCTACACAAGGAAGATAGAGATTTTCTTAGGGAAAAATTTAGTTTAAAGAAATAAGGAACATCATTATGGAAAATGCTTCTTGCCTATATGCTGGTGGGCCTGTGATTAAGAAACTTAAAATTGGTGCAAGTATCGCAAGGGGTGTTATGACTCTTGAGAATACTGCGGGTGGTCTGCTGCCTTGCACGACAACTTCAGCCGTTGGTTCTTATGGCGTGACTTTGGATGCTGGAACATATTCAACGGTACAGGGTGATACAGAGGGTGTTGTCAGTGTTGACATCAGACCTCATAACGTTATTAGAGCTAGGATTTCTGGTGGTGCTACTGAAGGTACTGACCTGACCACACTCAGCAATACTAGTCAAAGTACTGGTGGTACGGTCGTGTCAGATGCCGATGTAGGCTCTGCCGATATGGATAGTGGTACTGTTTGGCGTCTTGTTGCTGATGGTCAAACATCTGATGAGGAAAGAATTGTTACGACTCATTCAGGTGGTACGAGCTTCACCGTAACCGTTCCATTCCTTCAGGATCTTGAGGTTGGTGATGAGTTTCTTTTCTCTCCTTACAGTATCGGATCGGATGGAAACGGCAACGTACAGACTACCGCAGCGTTCACTGAAGCTAATGGTGCTATCGCTTCTGGTACTGGTGTTGTTGCTGCCGTTGTTGAAGTTATTACCCGAGGACCGGGTAATTCCTATGTAGACTTCGTAAATGGCGATCACGCCCTCAACTTCGCGGTTAGCTAATAATCTGGGGACAGGAGATATAAAATGGTTAATATTGCAACTAATAACCCGGATGTTCTTACTCCCGAGTTTAAAGAAGTCTTTTTTGAGGAGTACGAGCAGCTTCCCTCGAAATTAGACCAGCTTTATACGAAAAGTGATAAGGGACCAAAGGGTAATGAGACCAAGTTTAGTCAGATGGGTACTCAGGGTGACTGGGATGAATTCAATGGCTCTGTCCAATATGAAGATATCACCCAAGGGTATGATGTAACGATTACACATAAAGAATTCACCAAGGGTTTCCAGCTTACTAGGTCTCTCCTGGATGATGATCTTACTCAGATTTACAGTTCCAAACCCAAAACTCTCGGTGCTTCCTACGCACGAACGAGAGAGGGTCATGCAGCCAGAATGCTTAATCAGGCATTCGCTGTAGATAATTTCTTCTATAGTCATAGTGAGGGTGTTGCTCTTTGTAGTAACTCTCATTCAACCAATACATCAGCTTCCACGGCTGTTGGTTTCGACAATCTGGTTACTACTGCTTTGTCGGCTGTTTCCGTGGCGTCTGCTCGTATTCAGATGAAAAAGTATCGTGACGATATGGCGAACAAAATGTCCGTCATGCCTAACGAGATTTGGATTCCGATTGATCTGTATGAAGTTGCTGACGAGATTATCAAATCGACCGGCAAACTGGATGGTGATCTGAACAACAGCAACGTTCACCAAGGTGGTTATAATATCATCGAATGGGAGTATCTGACGGATACTAATAACTGGTTCATGGTGGATAGCCGGAAAAAGTCGAACATGCTTTTCTGGATTGATCGTATCCCTGTAGAGTTTGCGTTCGTTGAAGATTTCGACACGCTAGTAGCTAAGTGGCGTGGGTATTCTCGCTACTCTGCTGGTTATACGGATTGGCGTTTCTTACTTGGGGCGCAGGTTTCCTAGCTGGATTGGCCGGGGGGTCGGGGCAACCAAGTGGATAAGTCCTCAACAAAACCGAAAATAGATTTTCCAATGTTATAACTAGGTTCCCCCGGCCTTTCAGTAAAATAGAAATAGACGTTAAATGATAGGAGATTAGTTATGGACGAACAAAAGGGTGTAGCCCCAAAAGGATATCCGGGTGAGAAGTCTATTAATTGGCCTGGAGTTCCAGGAAAAGAATCCAACATAAATTGGCCCGGACTTCCGGGATCAAGTTCTACTGCTAAGAATGGCAGTGGTAACTCACAGTTTCAACTCCACCGCAAGTAGTACAGTAAGGAGATAAGTTATGCCTAATACGAATGTCAGAAGTGTCTATCTTGGATTGAGTCCTAGTTTTGTTTCTAGTGGCGGTCAGGCCGGTAAGACGGTTTGGGTTCCCGCTACATCAGGTCGAAGGTACTATGTACAATCAACTGCCACCAATGCATCTGACGGTAACACTGGTCTAGATGCTGGTTTCCCATTAGCCACAATTGATGGTGGGGTAAATAAATGTACGGCTTCTCAGGGTGATCAGGTTATTGCTTTGCCGGGTCATACTGAGACTATCTCTGCGGCGGCTGGCGTTGGGATGGATACCGCTGGTGTAGGTATCTATGGTATGGGCGAGTATGATGCTCGACCCACTCTTACCTTTTCGGCTGTTGCGGCAGATATCAATGTGAGTGCTGAGAATTGTGTTATCTCTAACCTAAAGTTGTCAAGTTCTGTTAATAGTTTAGAGAACTTCGTTGACGCCGATGCTGGAAACCTTCGAGTTGAGGCTTGCCACTTCGTTACGGGAAGTGCGACTGAAGCTCTTAACTTCATCAATCTTGCCACAACGAAAGATAACTTCTTCATCAATGGGAATAGGTTTGAACAGCCTGTTGATCCTGCTGGTACTGATACTGCTGCTAATACGGGCGCTATTTATCTAGTAGATACTGAGGATGTGTGGATTGAGAACAATACGTTCATTGGTAACTTCGAGACCGCTGTTGTTCACAACAAAAGTACGAAATGTCAGCATCTCTACTTTAACCACAACACTGTTTATCAAGAGCTTGGTACTTCTGAGGTCTTTCTACTTGTTGCGGCTTCTGAAGGCATGGCTGATCACAACATTGTTCAGGTTCCGGCTGCTACCGATGTAGCTGTTGCGAATATCTGGGGAACCGTGGGAATACTATTTTTCTTAGGTGTGAATAATTCTTGCTCCAACGATTCTGGTGGTGGTGGTCAGCTTGCTGTTCCGGGTGCTACTGCTGCTTCGTAACTAGATTACTAAGCCCCCTCCAGTTTCGGAGGGGGTACGTAACCTTTCGATAAAGGAATAGGAAATGACTCAGACTGCAAATGATGTTCTTAAGAAAGCAGGTACGCCGGGCCATACGTTTCTTCGATCAGAGGAACGTCAGGACTTGGAAAGAGATTTGGTCTCTGAGACCGAACGAATCAAACATGCCCAATATTTCGGTGTTACGTCTACAAATATTGGTGAATCATTTGCTAATAAACGTAGGATTCAAGAACGTATCAATCGAGAGGTCGTTCCTGATCTTGATGGTGAAAGTAAGGACATTATCGCAAAAGAGATCGAGGTTATTGAGGGTAAGATTCGGCATGGTATGCCCACAAGAGAAGCGCAGCGAAGGAATGAAGTGGGCGCCGTCCACCATCATATTACCTGGGAAAACCACAATAAAAGTAGAATTATCAAATGGAAGAATCTGAAGAAAGTTCTAGAGAACGATAGTGATGACCCTGACCTCTGCAACGTTGAAAGGCTTAGGCCCACTGTCATTACTACCGGTGGCACTTCTACATTTAAAGCGGATGCCCAGATAAGTGGTCATGTAGCACTTTCTGAGTCAGCTAAGGAAAACGTTCCAGGATTTATGGATAAGGTTCCCGAAGGGTCTGGTCTGGGTCAAATCATTGCAGCAGATAAAGTAGAAGAATCTACTGTAGGAATGGACCAAATAACTCGAACAACCGCTACAGGAAGAGATGTGAAACAACCTGCATTTGAGGCAAGGGAATGTTCTTGTGGATGTGCAAAAGTTTTTATTCCGAAGATAGCCAAGGCTAAGTTTGCTACTTCTGCTTGCAGATCTAGATTCTATTCTAAACAACAGGCTGAGAAAAAGCGATTAGCTAAACAGGAAGCCAAGGAAGCAATGGAGGTATAGTTATGGCTTTTCCGTATATTTTCCACAGTAATTTCGAGCAGGGTAATAACTCGGAATGGGATTCTGAGACAGACACTTCTGCTCAGATGGACTTCCCACATTTTACAAAGTTAGCAGATACTGCTTGGCCTACTGCTGTTCCTTATTCTGGTGCTTATTGCATGAGGACTACACTTTCTGGTGGTACGGCTGATGCGGTTCTTATTGAAGGCGACATAGACGTTGCAGACAATACTGACAGATATGTTTCATTTAAAATGTGGTTTAGTCCTACTTTTACAGCAACAGCAGATGACACAGTTAATGTACTGGAACTTCTTGCTAGCTCAACTGTTGAAGCTACTTTGGGATTTCGTGTTGTTGCAGCCACTGATGTTATCAACTTGGGTGTTGGTGAGGTAGCGCCTACTGTATTCTCCAGCGTAGCTCTTAAGAGGGGTGTTTGGTATACAGTAGAAATGGAAGTTATCCTTGATGAAAGTAGTGAAGACAATGGAACAGTTAATCTCTTTGTCACCGAAGAGAAAGATTTCCCCGCTTCTAGCACTGCTGCTGCGACTGTAGGAGATTTGGATCAGGGTGGGGTAACTACCAGTAAATTTGGAGTTCAGGCTCATTTGGCTACAACTACTGGGACAATTCTATTTGACGATTTCAAGTTTGATGATGGTAGGCTTCACGCAGAACTTGAACGTCCAGTTACTAGGTGGGATAAGGAGATAAGTAAGACAGCCCATGTTTTTGTTGGCGCGGGCCAGATTGATGATATTATTCTTATCCCCGGAGCAGCGGCTGATTGCACATTGAAGATATACGATACCAATGCTGCGGATTCGACAGATGGTTCTACTTCAGTAGCAGAGGTAGCGAATACAACAGCTAGTGTTCCGGTCAACGAATCCAATACATCCATACGTGTCAAGCGTGGGGCCTATGTAGTCCTTGGTGGCACAGCACCTAGAGCTAGAATTAGATTTAGCCACACGAATGGTCATGGGAGTGTTTCTATGGTCAAGCAACTTGGAAAAGGGGTTCGTGAGGCATAATGAAGTAAACAAGGAGATATCTCGTGGCAAAGGAAAGACCAGATTTTAGCGAAGTGGGCATAACAACCCAGGACTTGATTGCGACGATAGGAACGCTAAAAACTGAGAATATAATCCTTACGAAAAAGATACAGATTATGGAAGATTACATAGACTCTGAACTCGGTATTGAAGCGAAAGAGATTAATGGTAACAAAGAAAAAGAAATTCCATAAGGGAAAATAGATCCATGAGGTTCCGTAACTATGAGTACAACGAGTCAAGTAACAGACTTTCAGGATTTGTATACGGATGTCCTTAATCGAACAAAGTCGAATCCTTCTATAACCGACCTTGTTACGATTGCAAAAAGGTATGTCAATCAGTCAGTTCAGCATATTGTTAGTATTGATGAGTTTGAGTGGGGTAAGCGTTGGGCGACTTTTGTTACTAATCCGTCCTATACTGATGGGACAGTAGCCATATCAAAAGGTTCCACATCCCTTGTCGGGACAGGTACATTGTGGGCCACAGCGAACGATCTTGGTGTTAATAACGCTAGGATAACTGGGAAGTTAAAGCTCGGTTCAGAAGTGTATGAGATATCTTCAGTTAATTCTAATGTTTCAATAACATTGTCATCCAACTTTACACAGACAACACTATCTGGATCATCCTATTCTTACTTCGAGGATGAATATGCGCTGTCTAATGACTTCGATAAACCTATCTGGTCACAGAATCTTCTGGGTGATCTAGATATTCCCATAGTTTCCACTAGCGATTTCTATAGAAACTTCGTCAGGAATGACACTACTGGAAGACCAAGATTATCTACTATCATTGATAGGACATTTGGTTCTACCCCAGCAAGAGTCCAGAGGATGGTCTTTCATCCTTCCCCTGCTGGTTTCTATACAATTAAATACAGGTACGTAACCTCTAACATTGCCGTATCAGCTTCTGGTGCTGAACAATCCGCCATGTCTGCTGATTCCGATGAACCAATAATTCCAATTAAGTATAGAAATGCTATCGTCCAGTACGCTTTGTCTCAGTGGTGGAGGGACAGAAATGATGACGCTAGGAGTCAGGAAGCTAAAACAGAATACAATGAAGTTATCATTCAAATGAGAGCAGATACCGGTAGGCCAACGCCTCGTCCTCGTATTCGTGTCGCTAGGCCGACAATACAGTATTGGGGTAGGGGTAGTAGCGGTCGATATCAGACTGGAACGGAATTTGATGAGATGAAGGTATGAGCTTAACTTTTCGGAATGTAAAGCAATTAGCCCAATCTCATCCATCTGGGACTGGTGCGGCTACGATCTACTCTCCGAATACTGATATCTTAACTCACATGACAAGGATCACTGTCACTAATACTTCTGGTGGTGCTGTAGTGGGAACTCTTTATCACGATGAGGATGGTACTACCTATACCGCCGTTACGGAGATATGGGAAGGTTCGGTTGCGGCTAATTCTACCAACATGATCTTGGAGGTTAAGTCTGATCTGGGTGGGATTGTTATGAGGAATTCTTCTGGAAACTTAGCATTTAAAAGTGCTTCCGGGAGTACCTTAACTATTACCGTATATGGTGAAGAAGTTGGGAAGGAAAGATAATGCCAGCTCAGAAACAAACTTCGATAGAATTTGTCCTGAATGGTGGATGGTCTACTGATCTGGGTAATACCCTTGGGGCTATGAATGTACCTCAGCAGGGAGCTGTTATCAATATCCCATTCCTAACAAGAGCAGAAAATACGCTTTATGGATTGAATGGCCGAGTGAAAAAATCGTTTGGTGCTTCCAAGTTCAACTCTTCAGCCATATCTGGAAATCCTACGGTAATAGGAATGTTTGAATATTGGAGACAGAATTCAAATGGTATCCCTACAAGAAAACGAGTATGTCATGCAGGAACTTCTATATACAAGGAAGACGTAGACGGCACTTGGGATAGTCTGGCTACTGGACTTGTTAATGGAGCTATCCCTGATTATACAGTAGCGAATGATATACTTGTTATCGCAAGCAGTGCAGCGGCTGATGTGCCAAGGAGTTGGGATCAGACTACGTTTCAGAACTTAGCTGGATCTCCTCCTAATTTTTCTTTTTCTGAGTGGCATCAAGGTAGATTATTCTCGGCTGGGGTTTTAACTGACCCATCTACTGTTTACTATTCTGCTAGAAATAATCCAGAAGACTCAACCGATACAACGGCTTCCGGAAACATAACTATAAGTCCCCAAGATGGAGATAGGATAACTGGTCTTGTTACACATAAGGGGGATTTGATCGTATTCAAGGGACCATATCGGGGTAGCATTTGGCGGATCAAGGGTTCTGCTCCATTTGGCGAAGATTCTTTTACTGTGAGACCAATCATAACTGGAATCGGAGCTTTGACGCATAGATGTATTGTTACAATGGGTGACGACATCGCTTTTATGGATATTGATGGGACTTGGCATAGCCTGAAGACAACCGAAGAGTTCGGTGACTTTAACCAGAAATTCCTTTCGAGGCCAATAGATACTTACATAAAAGAAGGGTTAAAAACTGCGAGTCTATCCGGCGCTCAAGCTGTAGACCAAACAAATCTTGGGGCTATTTACATAACTTTACCAAGTGCGAATTCAGTAACCAATGACAGAGTTCTTGTTTTAGATTATAGATTTGAAATCCCGAGATGGTCTATTCTTACAAATCCAAAAGCTGCTTCGATAGCGATAATTAAGAGTACGGATCTGGTAGACACTCTTCATTTTGGTGGATATTCTGACGGTCAGGTTCTAGTGGGAGAAAAGTCCCTTAAGAACTGGGATGGTGAATCTATAGGTATGAATGTGGAACTTCCTCATATGAATATGGGTAGTTTCGAGAAAACAAAAGTTTTGTACCAAATAAGAATAAATACAATACCGAAGGGTTTTTATGATATTAACGTAAACTACATCCAGGATGGTAATTACCAAAGTACATCCTTCACTCAAACCGATCAAGGTGCATTGGGAAGTTTTGTTTTGGGTACTACTGTTCTTGGTGGAACTACCTTTGAGTCCATCGTAAGGGATGACGTTCAGGGTGAATTCAGGAATATGATTCTCCAGATACTTCAAGGTGGATTAAACGAAGATGCTGAAATACAATCGCTTGGTATAACAATTACCGGAGCAGGAATGTCAGGAGAGTAGCATGGCTAATCTATCTAGGATAAAGACTTGGAACAGTGGGGAGATATTAACCCATACGGACTTGAACGCAGAGTTTCAAAACATTCTTGATAATGCCAGTACACTTGTATCTACCATTACGGCACTTACTATCAGCAATGATCCTGGCGTACTGATTATCAGTAATTCTGATGTTAGCATTAATGATGATGACCAGATAGGAAGGATAGATTTTCGGGCTTATGTTGGAGACGGAACAGGTAGTGGGTCTTCCCACAATATAAATGCTCGTATTCATGTAGTAGCTGATGATGTTACTGGAGCAACTGAGGATGCAACTGTAACTTTTCAGGGTATTGTTTCGGGAACGCTGACTACGATGTTTAGTTATGGTGCTAACATTATGACCATACAACCTGACCTTGAAGCCGCCAGTGCTATCCTTAGATTGGTTTCTGACCAGAATGATGACGCTGGGGATGGTT